CCTACTACCCCTAAGGAGACACCATGACCGACACACTCACAAAAGGGTGGGAACTCGTCGAGGACAACATTGACGACGCGCTTCTCATCGCGTGGGACGGTTGCCACAAGATCTACCTCGCACTCGACGACATCGAGGCCGCGTGGTTCATCGAGAACTACGAGCACATCTACACCGGAACTTCCGACGAGAAGTTGTCCATGCTCCACAAGTGGTTTGAGGAATCGTGCTGGCTTCGTTTCATCAGCGGAGTCCGACACAACTCAGAGGACCCGAACGCCGGTTTCGTTCGACTCATCGAACAGGGTGCTGGCGACGAGAACGATGACAGCGATGACGACGACAGCGAAGGAGAGTGGTGATCGTGGGGCTTGACAACATTCCACACAACTACCCGTGTCGCACTAACGGCACGGCCATCATGGAGGCTCGACTCGACGCCGATGGCAACGCCATTCTCGACGACGACGGAACTCCGATCATGTCCATCAACTGTCAGGCGACACAGGCAGCCGGTGGTTGTCAATGGCTGAACGCCAACCCACCTGAAGGTGGTCGCGTGACTGGCATGTTCGGAACTTCGTGTTGGTATCGCGGCAAGTACGGCAACTTTCTTCTGGAAGAAGTGCTCAGTCTCGGTTACGACGAAAACGAAGGCATATCGTTCTACGGCTCAAACTTCGACGGCTCTTACAAGAGTGCCGGTGAGTGTCTTGTCCTAGCCGACGCCATCAAGAGTGCCGCTGAGGACATCACTTGGGTCGAGGACCCTGCCAGCGTGGACTACTTCGGGACTGGCGTCGAGGCTGCTGCCATCGAATACAAGGACGACGTGGAGTACGCCGAGTGGTGGCTACGTTGGGCTGCTGAATACGCCGACGGCTCCGACTGCTGGTACTGATCGGGTCTACGGGGAGGGCCACGGCTCTCCCCGTTGGGCTTGACAAACCCACTTCCATGATGTACCGTTCTAGTTGTACCTACTACCCATACAGAAAGTGAGTGACCATGAGCACTCGATCCGTTATTGCCCTTCCACACGGCGACGCTTGGCGTGGTCGTTACGTTCATTCAGACGGCTACCCGACCTACATGGGTCGAACGCTGTTCGCTCTTGTCCGGCGAGATGGCCTTGATGCCGTCATCGAAACGATCGTCACCGGTGAGCACTATGGGTGGTCGAGCCTCTCGGCAACTCAACCCGTCATCAAGGGTGTGACTCCGGACAAGGAAGCCCGATGGGGAACTGCTGGCTACGTTGCCAGTCTGTTCAGCACCGACGACGATCAGGTCGGCTACTACTCCGACGGTCGGTTCGCCAACGTGCCGAACTACGGAATCGCCTACACCGTCAAGGGCGGTGCGCGCGCCAACGACTGGCACGTTCCCGACCCTGACGCGTGGACAGAGTGGGCCTACGTCATGACGGCTGAAGGTCTGCTCGTCATCAAGCAGGGTTACGGCGGTTCTCCCGATCGAGCGATCGGCCTGTACCGCTGGGACAGCGAGCCCGACTGGCAGGCGATCGAGGATTCCGTCTACGCGTCAGCCTGACGCCCTGAACATCATGGTGGTCGGGGTGGGCAACCACCCCGATTCGCCGTTTCCAAATAAATCTTCCGAACTGGCGCACATTCCTGCGCTCTTGGTGCGTTTACTTATCATGAACAACGACAACAACCTCACCCCTGAAGAAATCGCAGAGATGATCCGGAACGCTCCGAGGTTCGATCCGACCGAGCACCCTCTCCACATCTTTGCCACTAATCACCCAGAGTTTCCAGACGTCTACAACGACGAGCCTCTCGACATGGAGATGTTTGACGAGGCCTTCGACGGTGAGTGGCTGACCTTCTCCGAGCGCATGATGCTCGCAATGGACGAGGTTTGCTACCAGCGATCGTTCGATCCGGAACTCGCACCCCTAAGCGATTCGGAACTTCAGATCATCGCTCGATACTGGGCGACAGATGCCGAGGACTACCTGATCGTGCTGGACGACATGAGATCGTTCACGGAGCCCCTGTGAAGGAGGTGAACACAATGGAAACCATCATCAAGCCCGCTTGCCCACGATGCTTGGGCTACGTTCCAAACAATGCGTGGCCCGGCCAGTATCCCGGAGCGTTGAGCCGAACGGACAACAAGACTGAAATCTGTTCCTCGTGCGGAACTGAAGAAGCAATGCTCGACTTCGGCATGGGCGAACTCCCATCGCAGGATCGTTGGCCGGTCGTCATGATCGAAAGCGATTACTTCGACTCTGCTCGAAGTCGCCATCTGGAGCGTCTCCGGCAGGAGAACTCCTGATTAGATTCACCCAACACGACGAGCCCCTGCTGCGGCGGGGGCTTTGTCGCGTCTGGGCTCGGACGCCCCGCTAGGTCAACTGTGCTGTGGGTCTGTGAGCCCCGCCCTCCTTGTGCCTCGTCGGGGCTGCCGGACATAACGCCTCTCGTTATGTTCTTGCGGGGCTCCGGCGGACGCGCAGCGGCCCCCACCGAAGTGAGGGCCGTGCGTACTGCTTCCTTTGTGTTAGTGCCTCGACCGGCGGGGGTCGAGTGGTGACCTCTAGCGGGTCACTTCAGTTCGGCCACGACCGGCGAGTGTGGAGTGAAGTCCCACCCGACGAGTCGAGTGTTCTCCCACAGCGGAGTGGCCTTACAGGTGGTCGATTCCTGATCGTTGGTCCAGTACCCGTCGTGCCCGAAGTTCAGATGGTCTCCACAATGAGCGCAGACGACCGCTTCGGGATAGAAGGGCAGGGCCGTGATGTAGTTGGCCTCGGGGTTGGGGTAGTAGATGTCCATGTGGGTACTGTACCTGACACGAACTACCGTGTCAAGTCTTTTCGGAAGAATAGGTGGTAGCACTCATTCTTCGACAAAGACTTGACATTCGCCATTGGAGTCTGTACCATGCCCTATGTACCTACTACCCCTACGGAGTACGACATGGAATCCATGAACCGGAAGAAGCGGGCCAAGGGCAACCTCCCCCAGCGACAGGAGCCAGTCCAACTGGCCGGAGTCGAGTACCCCGATCACGACAACGTGATCTACGTCAACTTTCTGAACAGGACGCGCACATTCTGAGAGGGATCGTGCGTTCTACTAGCAACAACAACAACGGGAGCCACCCCATGAGCATCAACTGGAACACCATCGAACACGACACCGAGATTCTCGTCACGGGAGTGAAGGGTCGGTTCTACTTCCGTGGAGTCAACAAGGACGGGTCCATCTCCGTCTTTGGTGGAACCGCTCAACGAGTGATGACCCGTGCGTTCATCGCCAGCAAGTGTCGCCCGATCCAGCGACGGACCAAGGCCGATCCGGCTTGGAAGGACGTTGGATTCGGTGCCCCTCCGGCCCGTCGAGGTCGGCGGTGAAAGTTTCTTCGGAATCCGCGCACATTCCGACACCCATCGTGCGTTCTACCAATAACAACAACAACCAAGGGAGCCAACCCATGATCCAGCCCACCGTCAACACCAACTACCTCATGCTCCTCCGTGGGGCACTCATCCACTTCGCTCGCATCGAGGGTCTGAAGGCCCAAGACGAGTGGACTCGGGCTCGGGCTCACGTCACCGACGCCAAGATCGTCTGACTGTCACACCCCGTTGCTACCGTCCTGTCAGGTCATCCGAAATAAATCTCGGAAATGACTTGACAGGGGTAGCGACACCCTGTACCATTCACTCAGTACCTGTTACCCATACCAACTGGAGAATCCAATGAACCCCACCGAACTGGTCACCGTCACCGAAGCGGTCCTCGCCGCCCGAGATGCCGCCCTCGCCGCCGAACAGGCGAAGCGTGAGGCTGAGCAGGCCTTCATCAAGGCCTTGGATGCCGCTGGCATCGACTTCGTTGAGACCGCCGATGGCAAGCGTGTCGCCATCGAGAACCGTCCCCGTCGCAAGTTCGACATCTCGGTGCTGGCCGAACACCTCGGTGCCGACATCCTCGCCACCGTGCTGAAGGAGGAGGTCGATCCCAAGGCGTTGGACGCCGCGGTGAAGTCGTACCTCATCGACCCCAACGTCGCTGACAAGGCGACGACCACGACCTACTCCACTCAGGTGCGGGTCTACGGTGACAAGGTGGTCGGGGAGCGTTCCTGACCCCATGCCACCTAGGCTCACGGAAACACTTGACACCGTGGGCCTAGGTGGTGTACCGTTCTACTTGCAGTAACCACTCTCCAATCTATTAGCGAATCCAAGGAGCCATCATGGAGAACCAACCAACCAACCTTCCTGCCTGCTGGCAGGACTTCCACGACGTCATTGAGGCCGGGATCGACCGTGTGATCCTGTTCGGTCCCCCGGGAACGGGTAAGACCTACGCCGGTCTCCACGCGGGCAACGTGAGTGCGGGCTCGTTCCGTCTCGCTTGCACCGAGGACATGACCGAGGCCGACATCCGCGGTATGTGGATGCCCAACGGCAACGGCACATGGAACTGGCACATGGGTGCCGCCATGAAGGCATGGCAGGGCGACGGTCTTGTCGGAGGTCGTCTCGTCGTTGACGAGGTTGACCGTGCATCCGGTGATGCCGAGTCGATCATGCTGGCCGTGACCGACACCATTGAGTCGTCCAAGTGGGAGCATCCCGAAACGGGTCGCCTCATTCGTCCGCTGGAGGGTTACTCCGTGGTGATGACGACCAACATCGAGGACATGCGCGACCTGCCGACCGCTCTGAAAGACCGGTTCCCCGTCGCCATCCGCATCAACACCCCTCACCCCGACGCCCTGCTGTGTCTCCCCGAGGACCTGCGTGCTGCTGCTGCTGCGAGTGCCGATGCTGACCCCAGCCGTCGATTCTCCATCCGCTCATTCCAGTCATTCGCCAAGTTGCGGGTGTCCATGGGCATGGAACGTGCTGCCAAGTTGGTGTTCGGTCGTGTCGCTGACGACATCATGGACGCCATCGCCATCAACGGGGTGGCACGATGATGTCGGGAACTACCCCACAGGTCGGCGTTGCGATGCCCGAGTGGCTCCAACGTCGAGACCGTGAGGCCGGAGCGTGGAACGTCAAGGAGGGTGCTGCTCGTCGCGGTGAAGCGTGGACGATCAACGTGCGTCGCGAGATGCAGGTGCCCTTCGGAGACCACGAAACGAATCGCGTGATCCGTGCCCATGAGATGATGCACGCCAAGGTGACACCCGAGTACGGAATCTTGGGTAGCGAGCGCGGCATTAGTGTCGAATCGCTGCGTGCCGCTGAAGAGTTCCGTGTGAACTCGTTGGTGCGTGCCGCTGGCTTTGACACCGACGCCCTAGTTGACGGTTCGGAGAAACTGTCCGGCCAACGTCTTGCTCAGGTCGGTGACATTAGCGGACTCATCCAAGGTGTCACCATGATGGCGAACACCAAGGGTGCCAAGGAGTTCATCAAGGGTGTGCGCGTCGAAGACCCCGAGTTGGCGAAGGCGTTGCGCGAGTTTGAGAAGGGTGTCATCAAGCAGTACGCCTCCAAGGAGCGCAGGTACGGGAAGAAGGATGCCGCCGAGATGATCGGCTCAACTCGTCCATGTGCGTCTGAGGGTTGGCAGGGCTACACCGCTGGCTACCGAGACTTCACGATTCCGCTCGCTCAGATGCTGGATCGTGCCATCGACGCACTCACTCCCCCACCCGGCGACGATGAAGGTGATGGTGATGGTGATGCTCAGGACATTGAGCCGAAGCCGACCGACCGCCTTCAGAACATCAAGGATGTCACGAAGGGCAACTGGGGTCGTTGGGGTCCGCTGGTGTTGGATGCAGACGTTCGCCCGACGAAGGCCATTCGTGGCTCTCTCGGTCGCAAGCGTGTCGCCACCAACGTCGGTCGCAACCCGCGTCGCATGAACCGTATGCTCTCTGACCCCCAGCGTCGCATCTTCGATCGCACCGTGCGTGGAACTGGCGGTGTCGTGCTGATCGACTGCTCGTCATCCATGAGTCTGTCCGTTTCTGAAATCGAACAGATGATGGAAGCGTCACCCGGTTGCACGATCATCGGCTACACACACAGGCGTCGAACGACCGATCAACCGAACATCTGGTTCCTCGCCAAGAACGGCAAGCGTGTTGAGAAGGTTCCCGACCGTCGTCACGGTAACGGCATTGACGGACCGGCCCTTCGATTCGCCATCAAGCAGGCTCGTCGTGGTGAACCAATCGTGTGGGTCTGCGATGGACGCGTCACCTCCGGCGAGGACGATCAGGTCTACGAGAATCTCAATGCAGAGTGCGCTCGACTCGTACAGAAGCACAAGATTCACATGACCGCAGACGTTCCTGACGGTATCAAGGCCCTTCATCGGATCGCCAAGGGCGATCGTCTCCCGACCAAGTTCACGGGCAACGTGCGTCGCACAGCGTTCCGTCTAAATCTCGCCACCGTCTGATCGGTGACGATCGGGGAGGGGAGGGGCCGGTGGCTCCCTCCCTCCCCTCCCCACTTTCAGGAAAGACTTGACACTAACCCTGAAGGTGTGTATCCTGTTCTCAGTACCTACTACCCATACATCAAGGAGCAGTAATGCCATACGAGACCGTTTGGATCGACCCCGAGGTGTACGTCACCCACAAGGGCGTGACCGTGTACCACCTCTACAAGAACGACGACATCGAACAGGGTGCGCGCACCTACTCGTTCACCCTTCATCCGCAGGCGGGCGAAGCCGACTGGGGTGTGTTCCCCGACACTCCGCTGTTTGACGTGCGCGATCTTCCCGGGTTCACCGACGGACCGTGGAACGAGCGCGCCGGAATCATCCGCGAGTTCGTCATCGCCGCCATCGACGCAGGCATCATCACGCAAGACGGAGTGAAGAAGAAGGAGGTTGCTCGATGAGTCGAGTTCTCACAACCAACGATGTCATCAACATCAACACCAACAGCGTGAAGTCCGGTTACAACCGGACCTTCAGCGACGAGGGCGTCTATGCCCTCGATCCTGATGGAATCCACATCACGGGCTTCACCATGATTCACAACGATGACCACATGCGGGTCGAGATGTATCTGAAGGTTCGCAACAACGACGAGCCGGTCGTAGCGTTCTTGGACATGTCGTTTGAGGATTACATCACGACCATGACCGTCGAGGAAGCATGCGAGACGCTCAACATTCCTTTCCCGGCATGACTTGACAGGCCCTGCTGGGGCCTGTAAAGTACCCAACGTACCTACTACCCATACAGAAAGAACAAACCAATGTCAGAAGACATCCGTGCGTTCCCCTTGGCGAACGCCGATAACGGGATTGACACAACGGGAGTCACCGTGCGAGTGTTCGGTGACGCCGTGTTCATCCTCAATGACAAGGGCGAGACACTCGCCAACATCGAGATCGGAACCATCCACGGCGAAGATCACCTTCGGGTGTTCATCTCCAACGGACGGAACGACTCCGAGGACTTCGATGAGTACGCCATCCCAACCGCATACGGAGCAGCATGACAACCTACTACGTCGATGTCTACAGGACCCTAGCGACCATCATCAAGGTCGAAGCAGAGTCCGACGAGCAGGCAGAACAGATCGCAGAATCGAAGATCGAAGAGATCCAATGGAACCTGTCAGAGAACCTGACAGACGACTTCGACATCATCGTCAGCGGGAAAGACTCCGAGGCTGGCGAACGTGAGTATTACTTCTGAATACGGAGCAGCGTGATGAGCGCAAAGAGCGACTGGATGAAACTAGTCAAAGAGGCAAAGAAGAGAGGCTGGGTGGAGGTTCGCAACAACCGACACCTAATGCTTCTGTGGCCTCCGACCAACAGGAAGGTCACCATCTCCGGCTCCTCTGAACCGAGAGCGATCAAGAACGCTCGAAAGCAGTTGGAGCAGATGGAAGCGGACCTACCCAAACAAGCCCTACCGCACTAGATCGGGAGTAGGTACCCGCAAAGCGCACACCCCTCGGAACTCAACCGGGGGGTGTGTCGCGTTCTAGGGCCGACGAAATGCCATTCGATCGAAGAACCTGATCCCATTCAGGGCTAAGACGACGAGCAGACAGGGCCACAGCGAGATGCGCTTGTCGATCCATCCGAAGTCCTCCACGAACTCCAAGATCAGCCAGACCAAGATTCCCTGTACCAGCGAAACCAGAAGGATCGCAAACATCATCGCCAAGAAGACGATTCCAGAACTGGGTGTGTCTGTGTTGCGGGGCTCCGCAGGAGACTCGCTCAGGTTCGTGGTGTATCGGAAGTGACCCGGCACCCCAGAGGTCCCAGAAGTCTTTGGCTCGAACAACCGATCCCACGGATCGTTCGAGTCAGGGCTCATGCGTCAACGCCGTGAGCGGCAACAATCTGATGTACCCGCTGGCGGGAAAGCCCGAACTGATCTCCAATGCGCTGAAGGCTCACGCCTTGCGATCGAAGAGTGAGGATCTCCTTGTTGCGCGCAGCGTCAGCCGTGGGTCCCGGGCGAAGCGGACCCCACTCCCACCCCGGGACTGCGCTGATCGCATCAACACGAGTCTGGGGCAGTAGCCCCGCACGCTTGCGCTGGCGGATGTAGCCCACCCAAGCCCCAAGGTTGACAACAGCCCCGTCGTCGAGTCGCTCAACGTGACTCGCCGGGACTCGGGCGTGCCCCTCTCGGGTCGAGAAGGCTTCGAGGGCGGTTAGATACTGATTCCATCGGTCTTCGTTCTTCATGGTCAAAGACTCTAGTGTCTAGTTGACCTACGAACAGACGTTCTACGCGAAAAAGTTTCAGATCGAGCGCACATTCCGGTCCTTTCCGTGCGTTCCCCTATTAGATAGATTCACACAAAGGGTTGACAGACTGGATTCACTCCTGTATGCTGCCCCTAACAACTACTACCCCTACGGAGTCACCATGAATCAGTCCTACGTTGTCCTCGCCCAAGACCTCAATAGCGACGATGCCGAATGGTCCGTCTTCACCGGACCCGACGCTCTCGAACGAGCCAAGAAGACCCTCGCCAAGTGGACCCGTCGAGAGGGTCGCTGGGTCGGCAACATTCGCCCAACGTCAGAACCGATCCTCGCAGTCTGAAAGAAAGTTTCAGATCGAGCGCACATTCTGACCGACTCGATGCGTTACCTACATACAACAACAACACAGGAGCCACCTGCCATGAAAACCCAACAGACCCACTTCATCCTCCTCGTTGAGACCTTCTACAACGGGCATCAGGTGTCCATCATTCGGAACGCTCCGAAGAAGGTCTACACCTACCCCGACGAGCCGACCACGATCTACAGCACCCACTTCCCCTTCGTGGGCACCACGGAGGAAGACGTCTTCGCATGGGCGGCAAGCAAGGGGTTCACTTCCCCGATCCCCGTCAATGAGACCGAAGACTGGAAGAACTACGAAGTGAAGTTCACTAGGGCTTGACGACTGTCTCACTCGTCTGCTACTGTTCTCTACACCTACTACCGATAGAAGAAAGGCTCAACATGAGCACCCTCACCGAACAGATGCCGGTCACCCTCATTGAGGCAACCGGACCCGTCACGAAGACCGGCAAGAGCGAGTGGTCGTTCCCCGTGGTCATGACTCTCGCTGACGGACGCACCCTTGACTCGATGGAGCGATTCGGAAAGATGCGTGACGCTAAGGCGGACCTCGCTGCTCACCCGAAGCGACCGACGAACATCACCGCCACCGAGTACCAGCCCGACAAGTGGCTGTTCACCATCAACTACTGGATCGGTCCGGCTCGACTCCGGCCCGACGGTTACTGAGCAGAAATCTACCGAATGGCTTGACAAGAGTCATTCGGTCGGTTACACTACTTACCAGTACCTACTACACATACCCGAAAGGATCCGACATGGGATCGCTCGCAGCACAGGACATGGCAGCACACGCAACGCTGGAACAGACGCTCGTCTGGCACCTCCAGTCGAATCACTACCCACCGGTCCCCGTCTCGATGGTGCCGGTCTGTATCGCCGCCATCGACGCGGTGAACGAGTGGGAGTCGGAGCGACTGATCGACCTGCCCGACGGAACTCTCTACAAGGGCAAGGAGCAGGCCCCTGCGTGGGCCATCGTCGAGGCCCATCACCTCGACCACTTCCTGACCTCTGAAGAAGACGATGACGTCTGGTACGAGGAGTGGGCAGAGGACAACCTCTGATCCACGCGCACATTCGGAAGCGCATCGTGCGTTACCCCATCAACGAACAAGGAGCCATCATGACTGAGACCGAACCTCTCCAGTACCACTACGTCGTCTTCGGTGAGAAGACCGAGGACGGCATCCGATGGAGCATCGACATTGACACCGCCCTGCTGGATAACGGCAGCGTCTTCGACCCGTCCGCGGGTTGGGGCGAGGGATGGTCGTGTGTTGACGGTCCTGAGCAGGAGCAGATCGACAACGAACTCGTAGTCGATCTCGAACGACGACTCAACGCCCACATCGTGGGCTGAAAGGAGCCAACATGACCAAGATCCCCTACTTCCCCGACGCCGAAGTTCCCCTGCCCGAACGCATGACCCCCGAGCAGTTTGTCGAATGGGTTGCGTCATGGGTATTGGACGGTGACCTGTATCAGCCCGATCCCGACGAACCCGCCTACGAGTACGAACTGGAGAACGACGAAATCTACGAGAACTATCACGCGATCGTCACCGAGGCCCGCCGACTGGCCGGAAAGGAAGCAGCATGAGCATCTACGAACTGATCGACGGCGATGTCAAGGTCGAATGGTCTGACATCGGTGAGGGTCTTGACGGGTTCTACAACCCCGACGACCCCGACGACGTTGCCCTGCTCCGATTCGATGTATCCCGATGGGATCACTTTGACTGGGAGCCGGTCGATGACGCCTCGTACTGTACGCGCGTCCCCGTTGACACTCCGAAGGAGCGTCTCGGTGAACTGCTGCGGTCGATCATGGACGAGGTTGGCGACGACGTGCGCGCCGGTATCTCCATCAAGAAGAAGTGCGAAGCCCTGTCGTGGATCACGGCATGACTTGACAAGCACTCGACCGTCCTGTATCCTCTACAAAGTACCTACCACCCCTAAGGAATCATCATGCCGAATCATTGTTGGAACACGCTGAGTGTCACCGGCCCGAAGGACGACCTGCTCGCCTTCCACGAGGCCATCAACTTCACCGAGGGTGAAGGCAACGGAATCATCCGTGCCTTCCTTCCCTTCCCCACCGAACTGGAAGGTGACGTCATCACCGCATGGGACGGCACCGTCATCGGTCGAGCCTTCTCTGACGAGGGCTACAACTGGTGTCTGCGGAACTGGGGCACCAAGTGGGGCGACTACGACACCGAGGTTCTCACCGAGCCTCACGAACTGACCGATGGAACGTGGAGTGTGTCCTATGGATACAACACCGCATGGGGTCCTGCGGTCGAGGGCATCGTCAACATCTCCGCCATGCTCCCCACACTCTCCTTCCAGAACTTCTACGAGGAAATGGGCATGGGTTTCATGGGCGTCGTGAACGCCGAGCGCGGCGAACACGTCGAGCACACCAAGTCCGACCACGAACTTCCCCAGTACCCGAGTCGAGAGGATTACCCCTCCGACGAGAAGTACGAGTAATCCGAAGATTCGTACTACGATAATATTACCGACCTTCTATACTAACTCCTCTGCGCCTGACGTAATAAATCCCACGAATGACTTGACATCGTTCGTGGGATCCATTACTCTGCTGTTTGTACCTACTACACATACCGAAAGGGGCCAACAATGGCCGAGCAGTTCATCGTCATCGAGCAGAATAGCGAGGCGTACCTCGTGTACGGAACCGATGACACCCTGACCACACTCCAGACCCTCGTGGACGGACTCATCGAGTGCGTCGAGATCAGCGGTGAGACCTTCGGTTTCCCCAACGAGACCTTTGACGTCTGGGTCAACGAGGAGGGTTTGTTCCGCAACGACTTCACCCTCAATGAGTTCGCCTCGTTGATCTGCTGTCGCCCGATCGTCGGGCCGGTCGTCATCGCACGATCAAAGAACGGCAAGACCATCGGCATGACCGACGATCAGATGAACCAGATCTGCGAAGACGGTTTCCTAATCGACACCAACGACGGGAACAACTACACCCTCGATGACTTCATCCAAGAGTTCCGCACCGAACAGGAGGCTGTCCGATGAAGGAAAGTATCTGCCCTTCGTGTGAGACCATCCGACCATTCGCCATCGGTTACATGTCCTTTGAGGCTGGCACCGCGTGTCCTCAATGCGGGCACGTTGAGACCGAGCGTGAGGAGGATTCTCTGAGGTATCAGTACCATCAGCCGGTTCCCGCTGGTTTCTTGGAGCCGGAGTTCTACGAGAACGGTCCCATCGTCACCATTACTGCGCCGACACGCGCCGTGGAAATCTGGCGTGAGGGAATGTCTGTTGCGTATCTCGGTGAGACTCTCCTGCGTACGCCGATGGAGTTTCGTGCCACCTTCGGCAACGGAAAGATTCCCGAGCGCATCGAGTGGATCAACAACGCTTGGTTCGACCTCTATGAAGTGACCGACCAAGGATTCATCCACCTCGACTTCGTCTGTCACGAAATCGACGATGCCATAGCCACCGCTAAAGAAGTTCTCTCAAAGGAGGTCGCTCGATGAGCGAAGAAATACCCAACCCCGAAGACTTCGATGACAACAACATCCTTGCCATCGCCATGTCTGGATCTACGCAGATCACCTTCGTAACCGTTCCGCCCAATGCTCTCAACGGAAATGACATCGCTGCCTTCCCCACGTTTGACGACGACCGCATCGTGGTAGCCATCAACGAAACTGCCGTCAGTCCGCTCGACTCGATCGAGGACCGTCAACGTCGAATCATGGAACTCCTTGAGGAGGGGATCCATCTCGCCACCGACATTCTTGACTCCTGAATCCGCTATGTTCGAGGGCATGACTCACACAACATGGGATGACGCTGCTGCTTCAGCGGTCGAGGGAATCTTTGATCTCGCCCTGAGCAGCAAGACCACCAAGATCGACGTGCTGCTGGCTGACCTTCGTACAAAGTTTGACGACTTCGTGGATCAGAAGTTCGACAGCCCAGACGACGGCAACGACTCTGCGGTCATCATCTGCTGGGCAACTCTCGGGGCACTTTCCATTGAGATCGCTTCGGCTCGAAAGAAGTCTCTTTCGGTGGGGCAGGTGACCTCAACCCTGATCCGCAAGCAGCGGGATTACGGGCACGAGAACATCCGTCGCTTCGGGCGGCAGGGCCTCCTCGTGCGCTGCCATGACAAGGTTGCTCGACTGGAGAACCTGCTGTCGTCCAACACGAAGCCGTCCAACGAGTCGATCGAGGACACTCTCCTTGACATTGTCGGGTACAGCGCGATTGGAATCATGTGGGAACGAAGCGAGTTCCTGCTTGACCTTTCAGAAGAAATCCAATAATCCTTTCGGAGGTACTTGCGAAACGCGAAACGATGGTGTAGAAAGTGCGCCACGCACGACGGGTCGAGCGGCTCGCCGTGTGAAACTCCTGATCAGGGAACGACGCTCCACAGACTTATCCCCAGAACGGCTGGGTCTGCTTGAGCGCGCCCTTTCCGAGGGCCGGGGCTGTGGATTGGTTTCCCCCCAGACCCCCCTTCCACTGGGGGTTAGACCCCCAGACCCCCCGGTTCAGTACGACCTTCGGTCGAACTAAACCCTCTGAGGGAAAAGCCTTTACTTTCCGAATGAGATCTCAAACGTGGATGAATACTCCGTAAGACCTTTCTAAGGCTGGTTCGTAAGACCCCGCGCGTGAGAGACCTACTCTGCTACCACAAGGAGAAGTTCTATGGATCCTGAAGTCGATGGAACCACATGGGAAGAGCCATCGCTGTTTCCCGACCTGTTTGATGTTCCAACACCGGTCGTACCTCCGTCCACGTCCACGGAGGAGATCCAGCAAGTCTTTGAGTTCTGGGTTGCGACGTTTAGGGCCTCAACAAAAGGCCCCCAGCCCGTCCTTTCAGATAAGCGCCGCAGCAAGATCCAGCGGGCTCTAAAGGATTACGGCATCCAGACATGCCTTGATGCCATTACGGGATGCGCCATGTCCGACTGGCACATGGGTGATAACCCACGAGGAAAGCGATACGACGATCTGGAGTTGATCCTGCGGGACTCCGCCCACATCGAACGCTTTGCCACGATCTGCGCTGAAGGCGGGAACAGCGCACGAGCCGAGTTCCTCGCTGAAGAAGAATGACTCGCTCTGAGGTTGCTGCGCTTGTGGACCGCATTTGGGCCACATGGAGCATCGACCAAAGCATGAACGCGCGCAAAGCCGCATACGAAGCATGGTTCCGACTCATGGAGGACCTCGATGAAGTTGCCGTCAACGAGGCTCTTGACGAACTTGTGATTGAGGACAAGCCGTGGGCTCCTCGACCCGGAACTCTTCGTAAGAAAGTGATTGATCGAACCGATCCCGACGGAGCAGCCCCGTCACCATCGGAAGCGTGGTCTCAGTTGCGGGCCAACACGGTGGCGGCAACCAACGGTGGTGAGGTAAAACCTCTTCATCCACTTGTTCGTCTGACTGTCCAAAAGTTGGGCACTTCTTCCGAACACGCTCTTTACTCCAACGGTGATAGGGAAATGTTCATCAAGGCATACGAAGCCCAGATGAATCTTGCTGAAGCAGATCGGTACAAGATTCGATGAGCCGACATGTTTCAGTCACCGTACAAAACTTCCTAGACCGACTTGATGGGGTTCGAGCAGATGGTTCGGGCTGGAGTGCGCGCTGTCCTTGCCGCCAAGACGATGACAACCCCAGTCTTCATGTTGGGGAGGGGCGGGACGGTCGAGTCCTTGTCACCTGTCATCGAGGAGGCGGGTGCGACCTCAACGGCATCTGCGACGCAATGGGTATCACTCCAAATGATTTGTTTCCGCCAAAGTCCCAGTCGGAAATCGAAAGGGATAAGGCCGAGTGGATTGCCAACAACGAACGCTCGAAGCCAAAGCCAAAGCCAAAACTCAAACTGATTACGGAGTACAACTACGTCGACGCTGACGGAAAGTTGCTGTTCCAGAAGCAGCGGTTTCTTGACGAGGACGGAAAGAAAACCTTTCGCCAAAGGAAGCCTGATGGAACAGGCGGATGGGATTACTCGCTTGGTGATACCCCAAAGGTTCTTTACAACCTCCCCGAGGTGCTCTTAGCCGCAAGCGACGGCGAAATCGTTTGGGTTGTTGAGGGCGAGAAGGACGCTGACACCATCACCGATCTTGGTGGAGTCGCAACAACCATGCCCGGCGGAGCGGGAAAGTGGCTGGATCTACACACCGAGGCCCTGATTGGCGCTGAGGTCTATGTGATCCGAGACAACGACAGTCCCGGAATCGACCACGCCATCAAGGTCTACGAAGCACTTTCATCTCGTGGTGTAGATGTGACGCTGTGTATGCCGCCACTCGAATACAAAGATGTGACCGACTTCGTTACTGATGGAGGAGACCTCGTAGATCTAGCCATCTGGAAACCAGAAGACATTCCTCCGGCGTTGGAGATGGATGAAGTTATTCAGACGGATGACCAGAATGATGATCACGAGGAAGCCGTAGAACCAGAAGAAGTTGATGAGCCTTCCCTTCTCGATGACCTGATTGTTCAGATCGAGAAACTCAAATCAAAGGACCTCTCCTCCGCTTCGTTGACGGGACGTCTGCACTCCCTGATTGATCGTTTAGATCCAAGCGGCGATCCAACTATCGACTCAGGCCGACTCGTCGACTGGAGTTCATTCATCGACGAAGAAGTCGACGACTCTTATGACTGGGTCATTCCGGGGATGCTGGAGCGGATGGATCGAGTGATTGTGGTTGCGGCTGAAGGTGTTGGCAAAACAATGCTTGCCCGGCAAATAGCAATCGCTTCTGCCGCTGGAGTTCATCCGTTCACTTACGAAAAGATGCCTCCGATTCGTACTCTTACGATTGATCTGGAGAATCCCGAACGGATTATCCGGCGTATGAGTACTTCAATGGTCGGGGCTGCCCGACGCCTCTCCGGCGGTAAGGGTCCCATCAACGCCCATCTCCTGATCAAGCCCGCTGGTGTTGATCTGTTGAGCGCGCGCGATCGAGTTCTGATCGAGGAGGCGATTGAGAAAACGAAACCTGATCTCGTCTGCTTCGGCCCTTTGTATAAATCTTTCGTTGATCCGGGTACCAAAACTTCGGAAGCAGTTGCCGTTGAGGTGGCGAAGTACCTCGATTACCTGCGGACCACATACGGCTTTGCCCTTTGGATGGAACATCACGCTCCTTTGGGAAGTTCCTCTGGTCGAGAACTCCGCCCATTCGGTTCCGCTGTGTGGTCCCGCTGGCCAGAGTTCGGTCTCACTCTGGAACCAGACCTCACGGCGGATCAGCCGTACGTCTACAAGGTTGGCAACTTCCGTGGAGACCGTGATGTGCGGCATCGTCCAACCAAGATCAAACGAGGAAAGGTCTTCCCTTTCGAGGTAATCGAGTTCCTCACGACCTAGTATGTGGAAATGGCCGGTCAACAAGGACTAACCCGAGAGTTCCTCGCAGAGCGAGACCTCCGCATCTTCAAGATGCGTCAAGCCGGTGTTGCCTCGAACGAGATCGCTCGACGTTTTGGGTTGACAACCAATGCTGTAAATGCAGCCATTCGGCGTCAACTGGAGAAACTAAATCGAGAAGCCTTGATGGCTTACCCAGAAGTTCTCCGAATGGAACTGGAGCGGCTCGATGCGCTGCAACAGGCGATCTGGCCCATGACCCAGCACCGCAAGGTCACGCTCGACGACGGGACTGAAGTGACAGTTGAGCCAGATCTAAAAGCAATCCAACAAGTTCTAAGCGTCATGGACCGGCGGGCTCGACTTCTGGGCATGGAGCAGAACAACATCAACATTTCGCTTGAATCTAACGATACGCCCCAGCGTGCGGTGCTTGCTGGGGCGGTCGAGCAGGCGGCGGCTGTTGACGCGTTTAGCGCTGAAACCGAAGCCCGACAGTTGCTCGAACTCATGGGTGCCGCTGGAGTATTGCCGGTTGAGACCGTTACAGAACTTCTGAAGGACGCAAAGGAACTGGGACCTGCGGTTGAATCTAAAGAAGAAATCATCGAGGCCGAACTCGTCGAGGAGGACGAATGACCGATTTTGAGACACCAGATAATCTCGACGCCGCCATGAACCATGTCGCAGAACATCTGGATCACACCATTTCCCCGGATACGGGTTCCGAGCCCGGTAGCCCCGCTACCGCTCAGGTGTTGATTCGTACAACACATGAAGATCGCGAACGGTGGAAACTTGCCGCCGAACGGCACGGCCTCACCATGAGCGACTTCCTTCGCACGGTGATCAACGACGCCGTGTCAGCCACCCTCGACTGCCAGCACCCGCTTTCGCAGCGCCGCTGGTATCCGTGGGCCGAGTTCTGTCTGCACTGCGGGCAGCGATTGCGAGGTTGAGATGCACGCACGACCCGGACGCCCACCATCAAGGGCCACAGGAACATCCACGTTGTCTCTACGGATCCCGGCGGAAGTCAAGAACTACCTGATTGACGCTGCTGAAGGATCAGACATGACGATCACTGATTACCTGATCTCTCTGGTCAAGAGGGATGCAGGGGATTACCTGCCAGATGCCTAGGTCGCCCCAGAAGGCAACCGGCCAAGAAGCCTACGTTCAGGTGAAAGTCCCGGGCTGGCTCAAGAACGAGTTGATTGCCCATTGTGGGCAGATGGGCATTTCCCTCAACGCATGGCTCGTTGAGGCAATCCGTGCGGGGCTCCGCAATGACTTGAGCCTCCCAGAGCCACCGCCTGCCCGTGCGGGGCTCCCGACCACCGCAGACATGATCCGCCAATGGGCAACCGGCGAGCGGCTTCTCATGCCCTGCGGTAAGACCCAGACCTGCGGGGCTGTCGACGACGAGGGCCGCTGGGACCATGACGGTATGGGCTTCTGCCGGGAGTGCGGTATCCGGGTGGTCTGACCGATCGTGCCGAAATGGGCTGTTACGGAATGTCGGAACGGTAGTCCGGCTCCGAATCGGCATGATCGTGCGGAGCGCACATGAGGCACGGTCCGGCGTAGTGCCGGGCCAGCATCGAGCCGGAGTAGACCCCGGTGCCATTGCACCAGATACACGGCTCGTCGGATGGGTCTTCGAGGTCCTCTGGATGGATCCAGTCGGCACCGCTGGGGTAAAGGTGTTCCATACCCTCTAAGAGGATCGCTCAACTCTGAAGTGTCAACGAAAGTTATCCACAGATCCGGATAAGCCTGTGGATAGTTAGGTTTCTCCACCGTCCGGATAAAGACGTCTGCCCCCGTACTCGGATGGCGGGTATCCAAGCACGGGGGCAGACAAGAACGGTGATGGCGGAATCACCGTGCAGTAACACTACAACAGATCGAGCGATCTGTCAAGTCTTTTTCACGAACGGCGAGCCAGCACGAATGCGATGGCACCGCCGATCAGACCAGCCAGACCGATGGTGAGAACGAAGGGAACTTCTTCCAGAGTGATGTGGGCGAGCATGACACCTCCTCCCCGAACGAGACCAGACATGAGGTTAGCAAAAAACGGAGGGCCCCCCGGTCTCCTGTTACCGAGGGGCCCTCTCTAACAACCAGCATCTCATCCACCGCTGGTAGGTCCACAGTATACCTGACAGGTCCGAGACGGGGAATCTATGCGGAAGAATCTGCGAAACGATCTGAGGGCAATCTAGGGCCCAATCCGGACACGTCAGTAGCGGGCGAGACCAGACAGACGGGCCACCTCTGCCCGAAGGGACTCGACCTCGGCACGCAGCAGGGCCAACTCGGCATCAGCGGCACGCAGCGTCTGGGCGGCGTCGATCATCAACCGGCGGTGACGCGGCAGCGGCATCTGGGCGAACTCGCCAGAAGCGGCCGAGAGCAACTCCTCCGGCAGGGTCACTTCGGACCCCACATCTGGGCCAGCGTCGGACGGACGGCTCTGATCCCCCGGCGTCTCTGCTCGGCAGCCAACTGTCTCGGCGTTAGTCCTGCCCACACCCCGTGCATGTCGGCGGCGGGGAACTCCAATGCGTATTCGAGGCAGAAGTCCTTCACCGGACACGAGCGGCACAGCGCTCTCGCATACGGGATGTAGGTGATGTCCTTGTAGTCCTTTGGGAACATCGCTTCGGTCTGCCCTGCACAGGCAGCGAAGTCTCTCCAGTTCTCCTCATCCACAGACAACTCCTCTTCTGTGGATGGGGTTGTGTG